AGAACCAGATGGCGCAGTACAACGCGACCAACCAGTTCAACACGCTGCAGGCCAACATGCAGGCGCAGAACCAGGGCGCTCAGTTCAACACGCAGCAGCAGAACGCGCAGAGCCAGTTCAACGCCAGCCAGTCGAACGACGTCTTGAAGACGCAGATGGAGCACCAGAACCGGACGGAGCTGGCCAACATCGAAGCGAGCTACAAAACGTTGATGCAGGCAAACCAGTCGGCCGGCGAGCTGTACCAGCAAACGATCAAGAATATTACCGATCTCGCGTCGAACAAGGACATGGATCCCGCGACGAAGACGACGATGATCAACAACCAGATCCAGTACATGAAGGCTGGCATGGGGATGTTCGAGGTCATGAACGGCCTTGACGGTCTCACGGAGATCCTGAACTTCGAGGTCGACTATCCGACCGCGAGCTACCCGGAGCAGCAGGAAGCAGCGCCGAGCCCGGCTCCGGCAGCCCCNNCTCCAAGCGCCCCCGCACCGGTATATCAAGAGCCCTTCAGGGACGCGCAATGAACCCGATGCTGCCGTGGATCGAGCACCTCATGCAGGACGAGGGGCTCGACTACCGGCACGCCCGCGAGCGCCTCGAGGGTTGGGAGGCGGTGCCCTATGTGGAAGAAGGCACGCACATGGCCACGCTCATCAAGCGCGGCGCCGAGGTGCATTTCGCGGCCTTCAGGCAGTACCGGGGCCGCGGATACATCACCAGGGCGCGGTTGCGCACGTTCCTGCAGCCGATCCTCGATGCAGAGGGCTTTCTGGTCACGAAGCTGGCGCGCGATGAGCCGGATGCCTTCATCCGCCGGCTGGGCTTCGCGCCGATCGGCGAGAGCGTCAGCCACCGCATCTATATGCTGAACGAAATCAAACTTTTGACAGGAGCATGAAATGTACATGCCTTTGAGAACCCGGCACGCGAACATGGTGCTGTCCGAGCACCCGGAGGGGGATGCGTTCGCCGGTGCGGCCTACGGTGAGATGCACAAGTCCAAGGGGCTCGGCATGGTGATCGGCGTGGTCGCCGGCCTGGCTACTGCGGGGGTGGGTTGGGGGATGATGGGCGCGGCGGGCGGGCTGGGGTCCGGCAGCCTCGGTGCGCTTGCTGGCGGTGCCATGTTCGCGGGCGGCATCTCCACGGCGCTGGGGGAGGTGACCGGCAACAAGAAGCTGACCAAGGTCGGCGGCATTTTGTCTCTGGCTGGCGGGGTGGGGAGCTTGGCTGCGGACGGGCTGGCAATGGCGGCCGGGGTGGAAGGCGCGAAGCTTGGCGGCACGGCCGCCGCGGGCTGGTCGAAAACCATGACCGAGCTCGAGGGGGCGTTTGGGTCGGTGCTGGGGCAAGGATCGTCGGCGGCCACCAGCACGATCAGCCGAGGGCGGGGTGAGCGGCACGACGGGCCTGACTTCCGGCGCCGGGGGTCAAGGTATGACCCGGGGGCCTCCTCGATTCTGCCATGGCCCCGAGCGCTGCGACAGTCGACGGGGTTTTCAGGCGCGGGCGGAAACCGGCTTGCAGGCCAGCGGTAGCACCGCCTCTACCACCTCGAACCTCGGCTTGGCGGGCGGGAGCCCCTACAGCCTGACAGGGGGCGCGTCGCCTGCCTCATCCACAGCGCCAGCAGCCGGCACCTCGAAGGGTATCCTCGGCAATGTGATGGACTTCGCATCCACCCCGGCCGGCATGAACCTAGTGGGCAATACAGTGCAGGGCATGGCCGCGGGGGACGCCGCGCAGCAAGAGCTCGACCGTCTCCAGCAGGAGTACGGCGACAGTCGCGCGGATCTCGAACGCGAGCTGAAGAACATCAATTTCCAGTACGAGATCATCGACCCGAACGACCCGCAGGCCGAGCAGAAGCGCCAGGCCGCCAAAGCGAAGGGGGTGCCGACGATCACCCTCGGCGTCAATCCGACCGCGCAGCCCGTCCGGCCGGTTGGTATCACGATGCAACCCAATCAGATGAAGGTGGCCTGAGATGGAAGGACTCATTGAACGAAACGCCGCGCCCGAGGGGGCGCAACCGAGCGGTCCGAAGTTTGACCAGAACGCCGAACTCGCCAAGATGGCCCGGGCGATGGGGCCGGAGCGCGAGGACGCGTTCCGCCGGGTCGTGGTGGCCGGGAAGCGCTTGCTGTACGGCAAGGAAACGCAGGGCATGATCGACCAGTTCATGTCCACCGAGGCGCCGATCGAGGAGAAGCTGGGCACCGGCATTGCGAACCTCGTGATCATGATCGACAACAAGGCCCAGGGGAACATCCCGAAAGACGTGATGATTCCGGCCGCGACCGTGCTGCTGTTCGATGCAGCGGATTTCCTGCGCCAGTCAGGCGAGCAGATCAGCGTCGAGCAGCTGGGCGCAGCCTACGAGCACATGTTCTACGGGATCTTCGCCGGATATGGAGCGCAGCCCGAGCAGGTCGATGCCGCTTTCGACCAGTTCGCTCAACAGCAGCAGGGTGGGGGGCCGGCCCAGGCACCGGCGGGACAGCAGCGGGGGGTGGCGTGATGCGTGGAATCCTGATGGGGGCGCTCGGAGGCTTCGGCAAAGGGCTCTCCGAGAACGGCAAGGCGGCGATGGAAGAAGAGTCAAAGCTGCGGATGAAGCGGCAGATCCTCGAAATGGAAGAGCAAACCCGGGCGGACCGTGAGGCTGCGATCCGGGCGCGGCGCGAGAAGATCATGGGCTCGGCGCAGTCACCCGAGGAGATCGAACGCGCCGCGGTCATGGCCGGCGACGAGAGTCTGGCCAAGTACGGGTCGGGCGTGCTCGACCGCAACCGCAACGACGAACGCTACAAGACCGAGCAGAACTGGAAGGAGAAGGATTACACCCTACGCGTCGATCAGCAGCGTGACAGCAGCGCACGCGGCTGGGCCTCGGTCAATGCGCAGAATGAGCGCTACTCGCGCGAAGGCGACAAGGACGCACGCGAGGATGCGAAACGCCAGCTCTACGGGATCTACCTGGACGCCGCCACCAGCGGCAACAAGGAAGACGCCGAGGCCGCACGCCGCGAAGGCATGCGCGAGTTCGGCATCGACTTCGAGCGCGAGAGCAAAGGTAAGACCGAGACCTACTCCGGCGTGGTGGGCGTGGGTAACACATACCAGCGGCTCTACGAAGACACGGTCAAGCAAGCTGAAGCGATCCGCTACTCCGACAAGGATGAGTACAAGCGGCTGATGAAGAAGGCACAGGAGTACGCGGACAACGCGGAACGCGCAGCGCGCTATGTCGGCGAGCAGACCGGGGTGTTTCAACCGAGGCAGCCGCAGCCGCAGGGTGGCGGTAGCAACCCGGCGGCTCGCAAGCCGCTTTCCGACATTTTCCGGTAGAATCGGCGCCGGACAACCACGACCCTCGAAAAGCCCGCCACTGAGCGGGCTTTTTGCTTTTCTGGAGCAGCACATGCAAGACAAGATCCAAGCCGCCCTGCAAGAAGGGTACAGCCCGGCCGAGGTGCTCGACTTCCTTTCCAGTCAGCAAGACTTCGGCGCCAAGGTGTCCGAAGCTCGGGCCGCAGGCTACGGCAACGAAGAGATCTTGTCGTTCTTGAATGGCGCTGTACCGGCATCGGCGGCCGAGACGCCCGCAGAAGCGCCGGGACTCTTCGACCGGGCAATCGGCTGGGCCAAGAGCTTCCAGGACGAGGCGAACGAGAACCTGGCAACGAGTGGAGCACCGGAGCAGACGAGCGCGGCTGATACCACTCGCGCGGTGCTGGACTTCCAGAAGCGCGAACGCGAGACGGCGATTCAGGCCGAGATGGCGCCGACCCAGTCGGAGGTGCCGCTTGCGGACGACGTGTTCTTCTCGCCCCAGCAGAGCGAGCGGCCCGGGCTGATCGACCGCGCCGTGGCCGAGCGCAGTATCCGCGACCGCGCAATCGAAGAAGGGCGCTCCGTTGGCGAGGTGGTCCGCGTACGTTCGGTCGGTGCGAGTCGGCGCCGGCCTGCACGCAGACNNCCGTCGTCGGNGNNGGGACTCTTCGCGCCCGACTCCGAGACGGCGCGCGACATGCAACGCTCGGCACAGGTCGCCGAAGGGAACATGAGCCCGTTCATGCAGGCGCGCTTGGATGAGGCGCGCGAGCGCATCCAGGCTGCTGCAAAGGCCGGGCTGTGGGAAGAGGTCAAGACCGCATCCAGCGAGTACCTCGCCGACCCGGCGCTCTTCTCCTACTTCGCACTGCGCACGCTGCCGTCCATGGTGGGCGTGCTCGGACCTGCGAAGCTCGCGATGGCCGCCGCGGCCATGCGCGGGGCGGGTGCAGCGCAGATCGCAGCGATTGGGGCCAACGTGGCCGGCGGCGCCAACGCGGTGATGACCGGCGGCGACGCGCGCCAGCAAGGCTACGACACGATCTACCAAGCGCTGCGCGAGCAGGGCGTGGATGAGGAGACGGCCAAGGCGCGCGCCCTGGACGAGTCGCTACTGTCGGCAGGCGTCGGCGCAGGCCTGGGCTGGCTCGGCGGCAAGTACGGTGCAGAAGCGGGCATGCTGGGACTGTCGCAAGCGCGAACCGCAATGGGTCGCGGTGCTGCGTCCTTCGCAGGCGAAGTGGCCACTGAGTTGCCCGAGGAGCTCGCGCCGCAGCTGATGACCAATTCGCTGGCCTCGCGCATCGACGGGCGAAATCCGCTCGAAGGGCTGGGTGAGACTGCGGTGCAAACCATCGCAGGCGTCGGCCCGATGGCCACGGCCGGCGGCATCTCAGCCGCGCGCACGCTATCGATCGAGGAGCAGTTCGCCCGCGACGTGGAGAACGTCGATCCGGCCTATGCCGGCGCGCGCATGGACTTCGAGCGCGAGATGCAGCGCCAGGCCCTTCGCCAGCAAGCCGACAGCGCCCAGTCCGCCATCTCCTCTGCAGCCACGATCGACGACGCGGTCGCGGCGTTCGATGCGGCCACGTCGTCCACGAGCGCCGACCTGAACGCGGGCACGCTGGAGACCGAGCGGGTGGCGGCACAGCGTCAGGCGCAGGACGCACTGGCGGCCGATCCGCTGGACGCCGAGCTACTCGCGCTCGAACAAGAGGCCGCCGCGCTGGACCTGCCCGAGATCGCGGCAGGCATCGAAGTGCAGCAGCGACCGACGGGCACGCTTGAGGTGCGCGGCGAGCGCGTCAAGGAGCTGCTGAAGGCGGTCGTGCCGGATGCGCCGGTGTCCATTCGTGCGGATGGTTCCGCGCTGGTATCGGCCCGATTCGCAGGCCCGGTGTTGGAGGTGATGGCGGCCGCGAGAGCGTCGCCCACAATCGACCAGGTGCGCCGCATGAGTGGGCTCCCGGAGCAGCAGACCGTAGCGGTGGAGCAACCGACTCAGACGCCCACGGCGCACGAGCTATCCGCTCCAATCCCGATCGCCGAATCGGCGCAACCCATCCCAACCCAGACCCCGGCCGATGCCGGGGTTTCTGTTTCTGCGCCCGCACAGCCGACACTGAGCGCATCCGGCAACCCATTCAAGACTGAGCGAGCCGCAGCGGCTAGCGCCAAGCAGCGCAAGCTGGATATGGCGCCGGTGGCTGTCGACGGCGGGTGGGGGCTGGCTCCGCGCCAGCCGGACATTCCTGCGGACACGATCACGCCGAATCCCGCGCCCGCACAGGCGAAAGGGGCGGACAAACCTTCTCGCTTGAAGCCTGACCCCGTACTTGCCCAGCGCGCGATGCCGGTGGTCGATGATCTTCGCGCGATGTCGCAAGACGCAGGATGGGCAGAACAAGGTGGCAGGCTATTGCGCGACGCCGACGGCAAGGCCTCGCGCACGAAGTGGATCCCGCGCGCCGAGTGGTTCCTGTCGGGCATGGAAGGGCGCCCAGACGTGCTCGCCCAGCACCTCGAAGACATGATCGCCGGCCGCGGCGTGCCGGTGAAATCGCGCCGAACGATCGAGGGCATGCTGGAGTGGCTTGACGCCCAGCGCGGCGGCGCTACGCTGGACGAAGATGCGTCGATGTACGACTTCGAACGANCGTTCGATGCTGTGCTGGACAACCCCGACGCCCGCGAAGCGGCTGAGTTCTTCGATGATGGATTCGGAGGTTTTACCGAGCAATCCGAAGCCGACGCCATGCGTGCGCTGGGCTTCACTGAAGAGGAAATCGCCAATGCAGGCGGACAAACTGAAGCAAGCGCAGGAAGCGTTGAAACGACTCACGCCCGAGGAACGGCAGCAACTGGCGAACGGGCTGGTGAAACTGGCGCAGCGCAAACGCAAGCGGGCCGAGAAGGAAGCCGCGAAGGGCTGACGCTCGACAGCTACACCGAACGAGGACATCGCCCAGCGCGAAGCTGGGCAGCCTGTCGACGACACCGAAGGCGCAGGCCGACCGCGAGCGCGACGCCACCCCCTTCGCGCTGGACATGCAGAGCCAGGCCAAGCCGCAAGGCGTGCAAGGGGGGATGTTCACGGTTGATGGCGGGGTGAGCGAGGAGGCTGCGCTGAGCGAGCCGACCTACGCCTACGCCACCGCCGGCAAGATCGACAGTCCGACTCAGGGCGTGCTGGCCAACGCCAAGCAGCGCAAGGACGAGGCCTTTGCTCGCTTGAAGGTAACGCGCGAGCAGGTGAAGAACGGGACGGCCAATCACCTCGATCTGCTGAAGGCCGAAGATGCCCACAAGGCCGCCGTTCGTGATGTGGAGTCCGCGCAGGAACAGCTTGAGCATGATGCCAACCGGCAAGGGCTGACGACGAATAAAGGCGCGGGGCAGGGCGGGCTGAAGTTCAGCCGTGCAGACAGAGCCGTTCTTGATTCTGCCGAACGCCGAATCGGTAAATTCGTGGATGCTTATCTTGCCGGGCAACTCAGAGAGGGCGACAGTCAGTTGCTTGGTGATACGCCGGTTGCGTTGCAGGCGATTGGAAACCCAAACCTGCAACTGGAAATCGACTACGCAACGATCAACAAGGTGCTGTCTGGCAAGCACAGCCTAGACATCACGGCTGACATGCTTAAGAGCCTGCCAAAGGGGCTTTACGATCCGCTGGCGATCTTCGTTCAGCCCAATGGCGGTGTGCTTATGCTGACGAACTTGACCGCAGAGACCGGCAACCCGGTCGTTGCTGCGATTCATTTCCGCGTGCAAAGCAATCGCATGCGCGTGAATCGCATCGCCTCTGTTTATGAATACAGCCGCGCTGGCGACAGATTTACAGAGCAAGCCACGAATCTTCGGTACATTAAAAGCAGAAAAGCCCTTGAGTCTTCTACGACGGCTGCCACGCCTAACTGGGCAGAAGTGGTTCAGAAGGCTCAAGAGCGTGGAAACACTGTACTGACTGAGTCTGATGTCGTCAAGTTGTACGGGCCGCGTTACTCCTTCGCCGGCCAGAGCGCCCGCACTGCCGACACGATGGCGCTCGACACCGCACAGCGCCGCATCGAAGCCGGCGAGGACGCCGAGACTGTTCGCCAGGAGACGGGCTGGTTCCGTGGTGTCGGTGACGGCAAGTGGCGGTTCGAGATCAACGACGCGCCCGCGCCTGCGAATGCGCCCGCTCGCTTCACCCGCGAATCCCTCGTCCAATCCATCGCTTCGCGCCTCCCGAGCCTGACCCGCGCCGTCGAATCCGCGCTGCGCCGTGGCGACGAAGGCAAGGCTGGCGGCGTGGTCGTGGTCGAGCGCGCTGAAGAACTTGCCGGGACGTTTGCGAGCAAGACCGGGCGCACGATGGATGACGCTGTGCAGTTGCTAGGTTCCGACGAGAACGGCCAGCCGCAGGGCTTCTACGATCCCAAGTCCAAGATGGTGTTCATGGTCGGCTCTGCGCTCACCGCCGAGACTGCGCCTGCCGTCCTGCTGCACGAAGCGACCCATGCGAAGCAGCGCGCCGACATCGATGCGCGCGCCCTCGCCCTGATCGACTCGCGCGACAAGGCCGTCAAACCTGTCCGCGACTTCCTCGATACCGTTGCGGCGCGCATGGAGGCTGCGGGCGAGGCGGGCAACGCAAGCGAGGCATCAGCCTACATCGTGGAAGAAGCGGTGCTTGCAGGCCGCAAGGCGGGTTTCTCTGCGGTCGACGGCAAGCTGATGAGCTGGATCGACCGCAAACTGGGCAAGCGCGTCGGTGACCTCGTGCGCGACTTCGTTGCGATGATCCGCGCATGGGGGCTGCGTGCGGGCGTGACGCTGAACCCGAGCATTGACGAGCTGGTCGCGCTGGCGAAGTTGAACGTGCGAGATATGGGGCGCGGGAACGTGACAGGCGCGAACGCCGATGGCAGGATGGCGAGCATGAGCGACCGTAACCGCGTCGCCAGCGAACAAGCGCCTAACCCTGCTGGCGACGGGATGACGGGGGGCGCAACGCCACTCGTCACGACCCAGCATCCGGCGCTCGGCATGCGCGTTCCGGTTCGCGTAATCTCCTCGCCGGGCGTAAGCGGCATGCAGTTCTCGATCGAAAACGGCGAGTCTATCCTGCGCATCAATCCGGTCTTTGCGACCGACAAGCAATACGTCCGCACCCAGATGTCTAATGGGTACGCCTTGAGCGATTTCCTTTGGCCGTTCGGCGAGGATGTATTCATCCGAACGAGCGACAACTCGGAAGACTACAAGCATCTCAAGAACGGCACACACCGAGGCTCAAAGAACCACGTGACGAACGAAACGGAGGGCGGCCTTTCTGTTTCTCGCGATCCTGCACACGCCGCCGGGAAGTACGCCTACCTTGTGCGCGGGAATGTAACCGGACAAGGATCTGACGGCGAGCCGCTTCTTGATACGTCCACCGCGGAAGTTGCGTCAAAGCGCATGACGTTCTCCGAAGTCGATCAAATGATTGATGCTGCGATCAAGGAGCGGGCGCGTGCTATGGGGTTGTCGGATGAGCAGTTGCGCGCGCTTCGCACTGCAACCGTATCTCGACTTTAGCCGCATGAATGAGCCCAGCGCGCCGGGTATGGTTCCGGCGTCGCGCCGAAAGCCCGCGCCTCGCAGACCGCATCCGAAGCGTTCAAGAACGTGGTTCGGCGCATCGAAAGTGGTCGATGAGAACGGGGCGCCGATGGCGGTGTATCACGGCACGACGGCGGACATTTCGGCATTTGATCCTGCTCGCATCGGCGCGACCACGGACGACGGCGACTTCGGCGCGGGCTTCTACTTCACGACCGACCAAAAGGTCGCATCTTCCTATGCCGGCGAGCAGCCGGGCAGCAACGTGGTCCCGGTGCTTCTTTCGCTGCAAAACCCCCTCGTCGTCGAAAGCATGACCGAGATCGACGTGCCGGGGTTCTGGGAGGCGCGCGAAGCAGGGGATAACCAGCGCGCTGCGCAAGCGATCCAGGCGGCCGGCTACGACGGGGTGATCGAGACGGGCGGCGCATATCCGCAATACGTCGCTTTCCACCCCGAGCAGATCAAGTCCGCCACCGGCAACAACGGCAACTTCGACCCGAGCGACCGCCGGCTCAACTTCTCGCGCGCTGGCGGCTCACGCAACGCCCCGGGCGCCGTCTTCTCTTCGCCCACCTTCCCGGATGGCCCCATCAAGAAGGCGCTCGAGCAAAAGCGCTACGAGTACCAGGATCGCTTCATCGACCTGAAGAAGATCCAGGCCAGCATCGAGGCGTCCGGCCGGGTCATCCGCGATGAGTTCAACCCGTACATGGCCGAGACGCTGATGTACGGCAAGGCCGCGTACCGGGTGCAGACCTTCCTGGAGCGCGAGATCGAGCCAGTGCTGGCCTTGATGCGCCGCGCACAGATCAACATCGCGGACCTCGACAAGTACCTGCACGCGCGCCACGCCGAGGAGCGCAACGCCGCGATGGCTGCGCGCAACCCGAGCCAGGCCGAGCTCGACCAGCTTATCCAGGATGCGGCCGACGCGGTGATGGATGCCGAGCAGGCGGTGCAGGCCGACCCGATGGACGGCAAGGCGCAGGCCCGCCTGATCCGCGCGCAGGACAAGCTCGCGGCGATGCAGGCGGCCAAACCCTGGAGCGGCACCGAGGAGGAACGCCAGCGCTTGTCCGGGATGAGCAACGACGAGGCGCAGCAGATTCTTGACCGCGCGCACGCCGGCATGAAGGCCACCGCGTATCGCAAGCTCGGCGAGGCGATCGACAAGATCACCGGCCAGACGCGCGCCGAGATGGCCGGCTACGGGCTGGAGTCGGGCGAGACGGTGGCGGCGATGGATTCGGCCTACCAGCACTACGTCCCGCTCAAGCGCGACATGGAAGAGTCGGAGCTGCTCGACTCGATGGGCGGCACGGGCCGGGGCTTCTCGATCCGTGGCAGCCAGGTCAAGCAGGCGACCGGCTCGCTGCGCGAAGTGGAGAACATCTTCGCCAACATCGTTGCCGCCCGCGAGGCGACGATCGTGCGCGGCGAGAAGAACCGCGTTGCCAAGGCGCTCTATGGCCTGGTGATGGAGCACCCGAACCCGGAGCTTTTCACCGTGATCCGGCCGGGCATGTCGGAGAAGAAGCTGCGCACCGAGCTTCAGTCGATGGGGCTGGACCCGGACACTACCGAGGCGATGATCAAGGCGCCGACCCAGGCTACGATCGACGAGAAGACCGGCTTGGCGGTGCGCCGCGTGAATGCGAACTACGCCCGACTCGAAAACGCGGTCGTGCTGCGCGTGAATGGCGAGGATCGCGTGATCCTCTTCAACAAGGAGAGCGACACCGCGGTGCGCCTGGTGCGCGCGCTGCGCAACGACGACAACGAGAGGGGGCTGATTTTCGGTTTCATGAAGCGATTTGGCCCGATCACCCGCTACCTTTCCGCAATCAACACGCAGTACAACCCGGTCTTCGGCCTCACCAACTTCACCCGCGACATTCAAGGCGCGATGCTGAACCTGCAGACGACAGCGATCAAGGGCAAGGAGCTCGAGATCCTGGGTCTGTTCAATCCGGCGATGAACGCGTCGCAGAACAGCACGCTGTTCGGCAAGCTGAATCCGCTCTCTCGTATGCCGCCGTTGGCGGGCATCTGGAACTGGGAGCGCGGCGACAAGAGCCACCCGTGGGCGAAGATCTACGAGGAGTTTCTGGCAGACGGCGGCGCCACCGGCTACCGGGACCAGTACGCCAACCTCGAAGACCGCGCCAAGGCGATCGTGCGTGAGCTGAATCAGACCGGGCTGCGCAACGCGAAGGGCATCAAGCAGACGCTGGACCTGCTGTCCGACTACAACACCACGATCGAGAACGCGATCCGCCTCGCGGCATACAAGGTGGCCCGAGACGCAGGCGTGAGCCGCGCCCGCGCTGCTGATCTGGCCAAGGACGTGACGGTCAACTTCAACCGCAAGGGTGCGCGTTCCGGTGCGATGGCCAGCTTCTACGCCTTCTTCAATGCCGGCGTTCAGAGTGTGGAGCGCACGTTCCGCGTGCTCAACTCGCCGGCCGGGCGCAAGATCATCGCTGGCGGCACGGCTCTTGGGGTGATGCAGGCGGTGCTGGGCATCCTGATGCTGGGCGACGACTGGGACGAAATCCCCGAGTTCGAGCGTGCCAAGCACCTCATCATTCCCTTGCCCGGCACAGGTGAAGATGTCCCGTCGGGTCTGTTTGTGGGGGAGGTCAAGCGCACCGGGATGAAGTACATCAAGATCCCGCTTCCGCTAACCTTCCACGCAATCCCGAACGTCGGCCGGACGCTGGTTGAGATGGCGTACTTCCGAGATCGACTGGGCGAGCGGACGTTAAACATGGTGGCGACTACCGTCGATGCGATCAACGTGCTGGGCTCGAACAATCCTGCGGCCATGATCAGCCCCAGCTTCTTCGACCCGGTGCTGGAGATATACAACAACGAGAACTACGCCGGCCGCCCGATCGAGCGCAGGGACTTTTCGAGCCTTGCGCCCACGCCGGGTTGGACGCGCGCCAAGGAGAGCACCTCGTCGGTGTTCAAGGCGATCTCCTACGGCGCGAACTGGATCACCTCGGGCGGCAACCCCTACGAGGTGGGCTTGGTGAGTCCGACGCCGGAGATGCTGTCGTACATGACGGGCGTCGTCACGGGCGGCCTGGGCCGCGAGATCGACAAGGTCGCCAGCTTCGCGGAAGGCGCAATCAAGGGCGATTCGATGCCCGCGTACAAGATCCCGATCGTCAGCCGCTTCTACGGTGAGGCGGGCGGCGACGCGGTGCTGCGCAGCAAGTATTACGACGCGATCAAGGAGATCAACGCGGCCGACTTTGCGAAGAAGCGCATCACCAAGGACGGAGGCGATCCGTCCAAGTACGAGGGGGTGGCGAGTCTTGCGGCCGAGATGCGCAGCCTGCAGAACCAGATCAGCGACCGGAACAAGGATCGCCAGGCGGCGACCGACAAGAGGGAGCGCAAGGAGCTCGAAGCCGAGATCCTGTCGCTGCAGCAGCAACTGGTCGATGCCTACGAAGGCGTGCTTGACGGGCGTTGAAAAAAGAGGCAGGATTACCGGCGAGTCAATCCGTCCAGAAAAAGCCAGCCACCGCGCTGGCTTTTTCGTTTCCAAGGCCCATGATCGAACAGCACTCCGAGACCTGGCAGGCAGTCGCCGCGAAGCTCGCCGCGATGAGAGCCGATGCACTCGATGCGCTGATCGCGCGGACCTCGACGGAGCAGGACACGTTTTTCTACCGCGGCATCGTGGCGGCAGTCGATGAGGTAGCGCGCCTTGTCGAAGCGCCGACCGAAGTCGTGGAAATCGCGCCGGCCGCCGATTACTGATCGGCCGCCGGCACCCTGAACAGCCCGCCTTTGTGCGGGCTTTTGCATTTCTGGAGGTTGCGTGAGCACTGAAGAACTGGATGTCCAGGCCGCCCAAGGGGCCGCCGAGGATGAGTTCGAGCAGGCATTCAAGGAGTTCGCTTCTGCGGACCGCGAGCAGGACGACGCGCCCGACACGGACAATACGCCGGAGCAAGACGCTCCCGCGACGGAATCCGAAGGTGGTGAGGTTGGCACTGCACCGGCACAGAAGGAACTGTCGGCCGAGGATCTGAAATGCCAGCTCGAAGAGGCGCGCAAAGCCGCGCAAGACTTCGAGCACCGGTTCAAGTCCGAGGTAGGGCGCCAGACGGCGTACCAGCGGCAGATCCAGGAGCTCAAGGCGCAACTGAGTAACAACCCGCCCCAGACGCAGGCACAGCAACGCCGGCTTTCTGAGCGCATGGCGAAGATCGCTGAAGACTTCCCCGAGTTGGCGCAAGCCTTCCAGGATGAGCTATCGGAGGCGATCGGACAGGTGCGCCAGGAAGTCGATCAGCACCTGCAGCCTATCCGGCAGAAGGAGCAGGAGAGCTACTACAAGCTGGAGGAGGACAGTGTCCGCAAGGCCTATCCCGACTTCCAGGACGTGGTGCGCTCGACCGAGTTCCAGACGTGGTTCCAGCAGCAGCCCGAAGCGGTTCGCTCGCTGGCCGCAAGCCCGATGGCGCAGGACGCGATCGCGGTGCTGGACTACTACACCGGCGGCAAGCGGTTCCAGCAGGAGCCGAACCCGCAGGTGCAGTCGGTCCAGGCCAAGCGTCAGGCGGCGATGCAACGACACACCTCTGTCCGCAACACCGCGCCCGCGCCGGTGACGGACGCACCTGATGACTTCGAGTCGGCCTTCAAATTCTACGCAAGGCGCCTCGGCAAAAAATAAGGAGTAACACCAAATGGCTACCACCGATTACGGCACCATTTCCCAGCGCACCGCCGCCTGGGCCGCCACCAAGATGCTCGAGCATGCCGAGCCGATTCTCGTCCTGTCGAAGTTCGGCGACTCCAAGCCCCAGCCCAAGAACAAGGCTCAGGCGGTGAAGTTCCGCCGCCCGGTCCCGTTCGCTGCTGCGACCACCCCGCTGGTCGAGGGGGTGACCCCGACCGCGCAGGCCATGGCGTATGTCGACGTGCCTGCCACGCTGACGCAGTACGGCGCCGTGGTCGAGATCACCGACGTTGTTGCCGACCTGGCCGAAGATCCGGTACTGGCCGACGCCTCGATGCTGTGCGGCGAGCAAGCGGCTGAGACCATCGAGGCGGTGACCTGGGGTGTGCTGAAGGGCGCGACCAATGTGTTCTACGCCAACGGCTCGGCCACCGGCGACGTGAACACGGCGATCAGCCTGAACAAACTGCGCGCCGTTGTGCGGGCGCTCCAGGCCCAGCGCGCCAAGCCGGTGACCCGCATGCTGGACGGCTCGCCCGAGCACAACACGACCCCGATCGAAGGGGGCTACATCGCGTTCTGTCACACCGACATGGCTGCAGACATCCGCGGCCTCGCCGGCTTCACGCCGGTTGCCGAGTACGGCAGCCGCAAGCCGGTGTGCCCGGAAGAGCTGGGCTCGGTCGAGAACATCCGCTTCATCGCCAGCCCGCTCCTGTCGCCGACCACGGACGCCGGGTCGCTGACGCTGAACGGCATGGTGACCAGCGGCACCAAGGTCGACATCTACGACCTGGTCGTGGTCGGCATGAACGCCTACGGCCTGGTGCCGCTCAAGGGCGCGGGGGCGATCAAGCCCTCGGTCATCGCCCCGAACACCCCGTCGAAGTCCGATCCGCTCGGGCAGATGGGCTACGTCGGCTGGAAAACTTACTACACCGCCCTGGTGCTCAACCAGGCCTGGATGGCGCGCGTGCGCTGCGGTGTAACTGCGCTCTGATTCATCGCACCTCACCTCGGTGAGGATTGAGCCCCCGTCGCCGTGAGGCCGCGGGGGCTTTTCTTTTGGAGATTCACATGACCGATGAGCTGAACCCGACCCAAGAGCCCGCCAAGGCTGCACGCACCAAGAACGCCCGCAGGCCGCGTGCGAATCCGTCGTCCCACCAGGACGCTTCACCGGGCGCCGAGAAGGACATTTTCGTCGGCGTCAATGGCGTCGGCTACCACATCAAACGCGGTGCCGAGGTCGAGGTGCCGCGCGAAGTCGTGACCGTGCTGGAGGAGTCGGTGAAGACCGTGTACGAGCAAGTGCGCAACGAGGACGGATCGACCTCGATGATCCCCCGTGACGTTCCGACCTACCCGTTCCAGGTCAAGGGGTAAGCCATGACGCTCGGGATTGTGACCGCTGCGCGTAACGACATGGCGTCAGCGCTGCTCGCGAAGATCGACGCCGGCGCCGGCCCGGGCCGCCTTCAGATCTACAACGGCACGCGCCCGGCGACGGGCGGCGCTGCGACCACGCTGTTGGCCGAGCTGACGCTGTCCGATCCCGCAGGCACGGTGGCCAACGGGGAACTGACCTTCAGCGCCGTGACCGCTGACAACCAGGCCGACGCGACGGGCACGGCAACCTGGGCGCGCATTGTCGATTCGACCGGTGCATTCGTGATCGACGCGTCCGTGACCGTGACTGGTGGCGGTGGCGATGTCGAGATCAACTCGACGGCGATCAGCATTGGCCAGCAGGTGATCTGCACCTCGGCGAAGATCACCAGTCGGCGGGGCGTAAGTGGCCTACTGGGGACGGGTTCGAACTGGGACGACGGCGCCCCGGGTTCGACGAGGCGACCGTCAAGTTCGTCTCGTC